ACAGGTTTCGCGGCCTCGGTATTTTTTTAGACACTGCCCCCTTTTAACTACTTCGATTTGACATGGCAACAAACGTAGAAATAGCTGAACACCTGGACATTACCCCTGATTGGGTTAGTAAACTAAAGGGACAAAATGTGTTGCCACACACACCAGGTAAACAAATGGATATTGATAGATGCAGAATTGCCTATATTAATTATTTACGCAACAAAGCACGTTTGACCAGGGACACGGATAATGGAACTATCACAGAACATAAATCACGTTTAACATCTGCCCAGGCTGACAAAGCAGAAATGGAAGTTCAGGTGTTAAGCAGCAGTTTGTTAAAAGCAGAAGATGTGAAAGAAACCTGGATAACTTTTGTCTCTAACGTAAAGGCGAAGTTATTGAATATACCCGCTAAATTAGCACACCAAATAGTAGGTCTAGAGCATTACGCCGAAGCCGAAGAATTGTTAATGAATGAAATATATGAAGCATTAAATGAACTCTCAAACGATGAATATACAGAACCCGATGAAGTGGGTGTGGGAAGAAACAGCAAAGACGTTTCAGCCTCCCAAAAAGCTTCTAGTGTCGGAATGGGCTGATAACTATAGAATATTAAGCTCAGAATCAAGCGCAGAACCAGGCAAGTGGAGAACGTCACGCGCGCCTTATCAAAAAGAAATAATGGATTGCATTGTAGACCGTAAAATAGAGACTGTTGTTTTTAAAAAGAGTGCGCAGGTTGGAGCCACCGAACTGCTTTTAAATATCTTGGGGTATTATGTGTCTCAAGATCCTTGCCCAATTATGGTTATGCAACCCACAATCGACATGGGTAGAGCATTTAGTAAAGATAGATTAGCGCCCATGCTATCTAATTCACCAATATTAAAAGACAAAGTTAAAGAACCCAGAGCAAGAGATTCAGAAAACACCGTAACTCACAAGAAATTCTCAGGTGGTCATATGACAATAACTGGCGCTAATTCTGCAAGTGGGTTAGCTAGTAGGCCAATTCGTATTTTGCTAATCGATGAGTGCGATAGATACCCCCACAGCGCCGGGAGCGAAGGGGACCCTATATCACTAGCTACAAAACGTACAACTACATTTTGGAATCGAAAGATTATAATGGCATCAACACCCACTATAGATGGATTATCAAGAATACAAACTGCTTTTGAAAGTAGCGATAAACGCCAATTCTGGGTGCCTTGCGTGCATTGTAACGAATATATAACACTAGAATGGGCCAATGTTCATTGGGAAGAAAACGAACCTGAGACTGCACATTATGTATGCCCCGAATGTGGAAGCATAATGGAAGAAAAACATAAAATTCAGTTATTAAGACACGGAGAATGGAGAGCAGAAAAAGAAACAGACACAACAGCAGGTTTTCACATTTCAGAGCTGTATTCGCCCTGGTCAACTTGGGCATCTATGGCAGTTAACTTTAATCATGCAAGAAAACACCCAGAAATGTTAAAAACGTGGGTAAATACCTCCCTGGGCCAAGTTTGGCGGGATCAAGGTGAAGAAATAGAAGCACAAGGGTTAATGACAAGGCGTGAAAACTGGGACGCTGATTGTATTCCTGATGATGTCTTAGTTGTAACTGCGGGAATAGATTGCCAGGAGGACCGTCTAGAGATGAGTTGCATAGGATGGGGTTTGGATTCTCAGTCTTACGTTTTAGAGCATGTTGTGTTTTGGGGCGAAACTTCACAATATCAAGTCTGGAAAGATTTAGATGAATATTTAAAAAGAAGATATAACAGAGAAACACTACCCAGTTTGCCTATAGCTTGTGTTGCTATTGACTCAGGTTATCAAACCCAATCTGTTTACAACTTTGTTAAACCACGACAGGGACGAAGAATATTTGCAATCAAAGGACAAAGCCAGGCAGGAAAGCCAATAGCGGGTAAAAGTTCACAATCAGGAAGGCAAAGAGTTCAGTTGTTCCCCGCAGGAGTAGATACTTGCAAAGAAACCTTATTTAGTTGGTTACAAATTGAAGAACCAGGTCCAGGGTATATTCACTTTTCAGCAGAAATGGAGGAAGAATACTTTAAGCAGTTAACGGCAGAAAAAAGGGCTATTAAATACGTTAGAGGTCGTAAATCCGTAGTTTGGGTACAAAGAAGGGATAGGAACGAGGCACTCGATTGTTACAATTACGGTTTAGTCGCGCTACATATCTTAAATCCCGATTTAGAGAGGATAGCTAATAAGACAGAACCAGAAAAAGAAAAGCCAGAAAATGTGCCAATTAAAGAGCCAAAGCAGAGAGATTTATTGAAAGAAAGAAAAATGCCTAGAAGAAATAAGTCTTTCCTTAAAGACTGGTAGTTGACAAACCAAAAAACGCAACTTATTTTTCTTGCAAAATTGTACGAGGAATAAGATTGGCCAATTTATTTGATTCAAGTAATTATCCTGGTGACGTGCCAGATACATTAACCGTCGGTGATCGTTGGGCGTGGAAAAGAGAGGACATAGTTTCAGATTATCCAACTGCTAGTTACACATTAACCTATAGTTTTAGGCTTTTGGGTTCGGCAGCCACAGAGATATCATTAGCTTCTTCAGTAATAACTGAAGATTCTACATCCTACATTATAGAAGTACCCAGTGCCACTACTGTGGGTTATACAAAAGGCGAATATAAATACCAGGAATATATAACAAACAGTTCTTCTCAAAGATTAGTTTTAAACACTGGCTTTGTAACTTTAGAACCCAATTTAGACGCTGATACAGGAGATCCTAGGTCTCATGCGCGTATCGTTTATGACGCCTTACAAGCAATGTTAGAGAATAGAGCAAGCATAGACCAGTCCAGTATGAGTATTGCAGGACGTTCTTTGAGCCGTATGACTCCCGAAGAGATAAGAGACTGGTATGAATTTTATAGATATAAGGTATCTTTAGAGAAGAAAAAAGACAGAATCAGTAAAGGGGAGGCTACTGGTTCTTTGATAAAAGCGAGATTTTAGATGTCTTGGTATAAAAGAATATTTAGTGGAAGAAGAAAAAGAAAGCCTATAGTTTACAGAAGTTATGCAGGAGCCAACAAAGGTCGGTTATTTGCCGACTTTTTTAGCAATTCCAAGTCGGCAGACGCAGAACTGATACCCGCATTAAGGACTTTAAGAGATAGATCAAGAGAATTAGCAAGAAATGACTCTTATGTAAAAAGATATTTGTCTTTATTGTCTTCTAATGTAATTGGAACCAAAGGAATAAGGCTTTCGTGCAAAGCAAGAGATGACAATGGTTCTTTAGACATAATAGGCAATAGAATCATAGAAACTGAATTTGCAAAATGGACAAGAAAGGAAAATTGCACCGTTACGGGCAAACTAAGCTTTATAGACGCACAAAAGTTGTTTATAGAGACACTAGCTAGGGATGGAGAGTGCCTAGTTAAGCATGTAAAAACAAAAAGCAATCCATATAACTACTCATTGCAGTTTGTAGAAGCAGATCATTTAGATGAAGAATTAAGTGAAAAAGGAAAGGGTAATGTAAATATCAGAATGGGTGTAGAAGTTGATCCTGTTGGTAAACCATTGGCATATCATTTATTCAAGCACCATCCTTATGACGATGCTACATTTAGCACAATACGCTCTGAGAAATATATAAGGATCCCCGCAGAAGAAATGATCCATGCTTATATACAAGAAAGACCCGAAATGACAAGGGGCGTACCCTGGACATCCACAGCAATGGATAAAATACATACTTTAAACGGTTACAGGCAAGCAGAACTCACAGCAGCGAGGCTTGCGGCTTGTAAAATGGGATTTTACGTTAGCCCAGGAGGGGATGGTTACTTAGGCGAGGATTTTGAAGATACATATTCCCCAATTATGGAAGCTGAACCAGGAACCTTTGAGCAGCTCCCCAGTGGAGTTGATTTCAAAAGTTTCGAGCCGAACCATCCTACTTCTGCTTTCGAGGCGTTTGAAACTGCTATTTTAAGAGGAATATCCAGTGGTTTAAATATTAGTTACCATTCTTTGGCTAATGATCTAAGCTCAGTCAACTATAGTTCTATAAGAGCAGGCAGTTTAGAAGATAGAGCGCAATTCGGGATGATACAACAGTTCGTTATTTCGCATTTTATAGAGCCAGTATTTAAAGAATGGCTACAAATGGCAATGACGACCAATCAAATACCTATTCCAATAACCAGATTTGATAAATTTGCAGATTCAGCAACCTTTATCCCTAGATCTTGGTCTTATGTTGATCCGCAAAAAGAAATACAAGCAAACATAATGGGACTACAGAGTGGACAAGTAACAATGAGTGATATCCAGGCAGCCTACGGCAGAGACGTAGAAGAATTATTTGAAGAGCATGATAAAGAGTCCAAATTAGCAGAACAATACGGCGTGTCCACGGCTTTTCAGCCTTTTGGAGCGCAAACAACACCTGTAGAACCAGAAATACAAGGAAATGAGGAAGAATAAGCAGTTGAGGTGGGATCATTTGTCTCGAAATGATGAGCAAAATAAGGGTTACTGGCGCACTCTCGGTAGCCTGGCTAGTTTAGGACTAAGGGTTTTTGCTGTTCTGCAAGGGGTAAAAAATGTATAAAAAAAGGTTTGAAGGCAGTGAAATGCCTACAAAAAGGGGGCCAATAGGCCCAAATTTACAACTGAAATCCACGGAGTAAAGTGAAATGGACGAAGAAAACGTAGAAAATTCTGAATCTACTGAAGAAGTGGCCGAATCTGTAACAGAAGAGGTTATTGAAGCAGCAGAAGAGGAAAATCGCATTTTTAGCGAAGAAACAAGCTATCGTTCTGTAGATCTTTCCAGGGCTGAGTTTATAGATAAGGAAAAAAGAACGGTCCGAATCGCACTCAGTTCAGAAAGTCCTGTGGAGCGCAGCTTTGGAATGGAGGTGCTTGACCATTCATCTGAGTCAATAGATATGACTTGGGCAAGAAGCGGAAACATGCCCGTGCTGTTGAATCACGACACGACTCAACAGGTTGGCATAGTTGAGGATTTTAATTTAGATACTGCTACAAGTAGGACGCTTGCAACGGTGCGCTTTGGAAGAAGTGAACTAGCAGAAGAGGCATGGCGAGACGTGATTGATGGAATAAAGAGATCAGTAAGCGTGGGCTATAGAATCAACTCAATGGAAAGAGATGAGTCTAGAGAAGAAACAACATACAGAGCAAAATGGACTCCAATGGAGGCCAGTTTGGTAAGTTTGCCCGCAGATACTTCACCAAATATCGGAGTCGCCAGGTCAAAAGATAGTGCAGAGACACAAAAAATCTCTGTTGATAATAATTTTTCAAAAAAAGGAAAAGAAATGGACGATATAAAAGCTCCTGAAGTCGATTTAGAAGCAGTTAGGTCTGAGGCTAGAGTAAGCGTAAGATCTGAAGTTGCTAAAGAGGCAAAGGAAATACTTGCATTAGCCACAAAACACAACAAACGTGATTTGGCTGATGCTTCTATAGCGGAAGGACATACTCTAGAGCAATTTAGGGGAATTCTTCTTGAGAATATAGCAGACGATCAACCTTTAGAAACTCCTGTTGCTGAAATCGGCTTAGAAAGCAAAGAAAGAGAAGGATATTCTCTTTTAAATGCTGTAAGAGCATCAGTTAGCGGAGATTGGTCAAAAGCAGGACTGGAAAAAGAAATTTCAGATGAAATTGCAAACAGAACTGGTAAAGCTGCAAGAGGATTCTATATGCCTTCAGATATTAACTGGGGTCAAAGGGATCAAACAGTTGGGACTGATTCCCAAGGTGGATACTTAAAAGGTACAGACCACTTAGGTAATGAGTTTATCGGCATGTTGTATGCTACTGCATTAGTTACAAGACTAGGTGGTAGAGTAATGACTGGCTTACAGGGTGATATTGCAATTCCAAAACTTTCTGCATCTGTAACTAATACAGCCTTCGTTGCTGAAGGAAATGCACCAAGTGAAGGGCAAGCAACATTCGCGCAAGTCACAATGGCACCTAAAACATTAGCAACATACGTTGACTACACAAGAAAACTAGCACTTCAATCTGATCCATCAGTTGAGCAAGTGTTAAGAAACGACGTTGTAAGAACTATGGCTAATAAAATTGACCAAGTGGCTATAAATGGTGGAGGATCTAATGAGCCTTCAGGTATCTTACAAGAGTCTGATACTAATGTTGTGGCTATCGCTACAAACGGCGGTGCTATTACTTACGCTAAGATTGTAGACATGGCATCAGCTATTGATTCTGATAACGCAAACACAGGAAGTCAAAACTTTATAACGACTCCAAGTGTTGTCGGAGCAATGAGACAGGTACCAAGACAATCATCAGGTGTTGAGGGTAACTTTATCTTAAATGATACGAATAGTGTCTTAGGTTTACCAGTTAGCCAATCAACAAACGTGCCTAGTAACCTTACAAAAGGTTCTACTTCAGGTACTTGCCACGCGATGATCCTTGGTGATTTTAGTCAAGTCATGCTTGGATTCTGGTCAGGTGTTGACGTGGTAACTGATACTTCGTCTCTATCTACATCAGGCGGTGTTCGTTTAGCGTTCTTCCAGGACGTTGACGTAGCAGTAAGAGTTCCAAACGCTTTCGCAGCAATTAAGGACATAACTGTTTAATTTGATTTAGGGGGAGGAAACTCCCCCACTTCAAGGAGTTAAAAATGGCACAAATAAAAATTGAGAAAGAGGCTTACATAGGAGGCATCTGGCGTAAAAAAAATGCAGTGGTAGAAGTATCATCCGCAGAAGCCAGGCAATATGTATCCAATGGAACGGCAGTTGATGTTAGTGACAAGCCTAAAGATTCAAAAAATAGGGCTGTTAAAAAAGCACCCGCAAAGAAAAAGAGTAAGTAGTGGTTTTAGAATCGGCATCAGATCTATTAGGTTATCTGGATACAAATGCACATGGTTCTTCGGCTAGTATTACTATAAATGGAAGTGCATCTTCTATTAAAGTCATACTAAATAAAGACTATTTTGCTATAGACCCAGGATTGGGCATGGAAGTTGAAGGGACCCAACCTGTAGTTACAGGCAGGTCATCAGATATGACTAATGTAGAGATAGGCGATACGATTCAAATAAACTCTGTTACTTACAATATAATTAATGTTCAACCAGACGGCGTTAACGGTTTCACTACACTTATACTAGAGCAACAATAATGGCGCATGTTAGGCAACAACTAAGAGAAAGAGCGGCAACAACTCTAACAGGTTTGTCTACTACTCAATCTAAAGTTTATCAATCAAGGATTTACCCCCTTGGTTCAGCTAATTTACCAGGATTGTTGGTCTATACTAAGTCAGAGGATAGTGAAGTTGTTACCATGTCTGGTGTTAGAACAGTTTTTAGGAACTTATCTTTAGTCATAGAAGGCTATGTAAAAGCTGTTAGTAATTATGATGATACCGTAGATACTATAGCAGAAGAGGTAGAAACAGCATTAGGAAATGACGTAACCCTTAATGGTTTAGCAAAAAACTCCTATCTCATTTCTACGAATATAGAATACCAGGGCGAAGGAGAAAAACCTGTTGCCGTTGTTTCTATGACCTATAATATAGAATATATGACTATTGAAAACGCACCTGGGACATCGGTGTAAGGAGTAAAAAATGACTAAATTATATTCTCCAAAAGGTAAAGATGAAATTGACGCACATCCAGACCAGGTGGAGTATTTAATAAGTAAAGGTTGGACTGAGGCAAAGCCAAAGTCTGTAAATAAAAATAAAAAAAATAGTGAGGAATAATTATGGCAACCCACGCAGGAAAAAACGGGCTAGTTAAAAATGGTTCAAATACTGTTGCAGAAGTTAGGAATTGGAGTTTAGAGCTATCCGCAGAAACTATAGAAGATACGGCTATGGGCGATACAGCTAGAACTTATCTTTCTGGCTTAACAAGTGCATCAGCTTCAATAGATTGCTTTTGGGATGAAACAGATACAAATGGACAGGTAGCATTATCACCTGGATCAAGTGTAACTTTGGTATTATATCCCGAAGGGTCTGATTCATCTGATACATATTTCACTGGGACAGCTATTGTGACATCTAAATCTATCACAGGATCTTTTGATGGCATGGTAGAGGCTAGCATTAGTGCTACCTACACTGGTGCAGTAACAACGTCGACGGTGTAAGACATGAAGGCGATAGATAGAGCCGTCAACCATTTCAATTCCATAGAGATTAAAAAAATGGAAGTAGAAGAGTGGTCTGACGAGAGTGGCACCTTCGAGGTCTACGCTAAACCCCTTACACTTAATGAAAGTCAAAAACTGTATAAGTTATCTAAGAATAACGATTTAGAGTTGTTGGCCTATGCTTTAATTCATAAAGCATTAGACGCTAATGGCGAAAAAATGTTTACATTAGATGATAAACATAAATTATTAAATACAGTAGACGTTGGTGTTTTAACCAAAATAGGTACCTGGATAATGGGTACTGAAGATTTGGAGACGGCTGAAAAAAAATAAGAGCTGATGCAGATTTATTTGCGCAATTTGCATTGGCTGACAGGTTAGGGAAAACCCTAGAAGAGTTAGGCGCAATGACTATTGATGAGTTCATCAGATGGATGGCTTATATAAAAATATTAGAAGAGAGTAAAAAAAGTGGACAAATATAAAATGATTATCACGGCTGTTGATAAATTCAGCAAGCCACTTAAAAAACTTTCTAGCGGTTTAGCTGCAATAGGAAAATTAGCAGCAGGTGTAGGAAAATCACTTGCAAAACTAGCTATAGGCATTACTGCTACTGTTGGGGCGGTATCCCTGGTGGTGAATAAATACGCCGAAATGTTAGATAAAATCGGCAAGACGTCAGAAAAGCTAGGAATATCCCCTGATTTTTTACAACAAATGCGATTTGCCGCAGAACAGACAGGGGTGAAAGTTGAAGCTCTTGATATGGGATTGCAAAGATTCAGTAGAAGGGTAGCAGAAGCAGCGAAAGGAACGGGAGAAGCAAAACAGGCCCTTAGTGATTTAGGTATACAGTTAAAAAATAATGACGGATCTTTAAGATCTACCAAGTCTGTTCTTTTTGATGTAGCTGATGCGATACAAAAAACAAAAGACGAAAACGAAAAAATAAGATTATCTTTTAAATTTTTTGATTCTGAGGGTGTTGCTTTAGTGAATACCTTAAGGGATGGAGCTGCGGGCTTAAGAGAATTTTTCCAAGAAGCCGAGAATCTAGGAATAATTATTGATGATATCACTATTGATAGTGCCTCAAAGTTTGTAGACAGTATAAACAGAATTAAAAAGCAAATATTTGCATTAGGCTCAGGAATAATAGGCGCATTTCTTCCAGTTTTAGAGAAATTCGGAAACAGTCTTTCAGAAAAAATGTCTTTACTTAGAGGAGAAGATGGAACATTTAAAGATTTCGGCGTTTTACTTTCTGTTCATGTTCTTAGTAAATTAGCTGATCTAGTTAGGGCGCTTGGTGGGTGGTTAGATTCATTAGAAGAATTTTTTAACACCGTAAAAAATGAAATTATTTTATTGGGTGTGGCTGTTTTACAAGTTATGGAATCTTTTGGACAAGATACATTCGCCCAACAAACCAGGCTTTTAAATTTAATGTACCAAGCAACAGGAAAAGCGGGAACCAGGTTTAATGAATTAGCGTTAATTATAGAGCAATTTGCTCAAGATATTATTGTTGCCAATCAAGGATCAGAAGATCTAAATAATACCCTAGAAAAAGTAAATAAGAATTTATCCTTATCTTCTATTAGATTTAAAGATTTCGCTGAAGGTTTCAAAGACGCACTAAATGAATCAAAAAATAAATTAGAAAATTTTGAAGATTTAGGTAAAAAAGTAGCAAAAACACTTGAAGATGGTTTAACTGAAGCCTTTATGAATATAGCTGACGGTCTAAATAGTTTAAAAGATACATTCACCAATATAATGAATATAATTTTGGAGCATTTAATAAGGATTCATATAGCACTGCCTATAGCAGAAGGCATCTCAGGGATGTTTAAGGCGGACGGGGGAAGTGTTACAGGAGGAAGGCCATATATAGTTGGAGAAAGAGGTCCAGAATTATTTGTTCCAGGCAGAACTGGAACCATCGTAGCAAACGACCAGATGGGCGCTTCAGGGGTAGTAATTAATCAGTCAATAAGTTTTTCAACTGGTTTAGTCCCTACAGTTAAGGCAGAGGTACAGAAAATGTTGCCACAAATAGCAGAAGTTACAAAAGCTGCTGTTGCTGAATCTTCTATGCGAGGAGGATCTTACAGGAGGGCATTAACAGGTGGCTAAAACAATTACAATGCCGACAAGCCCAAACTTCTCTATGAGCAGTTTTAATCTCATCAGAATGGTAGGTACAACAGTCAGCCCTTTTACCGGGCAAACCAAAACCCAGGAATATGATGCTGTTTATTGGGTAGCAGAATTAACTTTACCCCCAATGAAAAGAGCAGAGGCAACAGAATGGCAATCATTTTTTTTAGAACTTAATGGACAGACTAATAACTTTCTACTAGGAGATCCTAGTGCTTTAACCAATACAGGTACCTACTCAACTTCTTACCTGGAAGCAGATAAAAGGGTTAATAACACTAGCGTGACACTTAGCTTCAGTGGAAGCACTATAACAGCAGGCGCAAGTACATTTGCCACTGCAAGAGCAGGTGACTTTATTCATGTCACAGGCGCTACAAATGAAGAAAATAATGGAACCCACAAAATAACCTCGGTTACATCAAATACAGTAGTAGTAACTGACAGCACTTTAACAACAGAATCCAACACAGCCAGTTGCAAAGTAAGACAGAATGTAAAAGGCTCAACGGGATTAAGTTTGCTCGCATCTACTAATTCAGCAACAGGAACCATCAAAAAAGGAGATTATCTAGGTGTATTAAGTGCAGCTTCAGATACCTCCAATCCTCAGCAATTAGTTATGGTGGTTGAAGACGCTACAGTTACTACTGATTCAGGAAAGGATTTTTATTCTGTAAAAACAGAACCAAAATTGAGATCAGATTTAACTGATGGTTTCTATGTAAAATTTACATCTCCAAAGGGTCTATTTAGGCTAACCAATAACGAGATAGATTGGAGGGTAAATACTGGTTCTTTTTATACAATGGGCTTTTCATGTATTGAGGTAATTTAAAATGGCAACAAGACCAGGACTGGATTCATCTATTATTAATCGTCTTGGTGCCGATCACCAAGAAATATTTTTTGCAGTAAAAGCCGAGTTTGATACAGGCGACGTAAGAGTATGGTCAGGAAAGGGTGATTTGACCATTTCTAGCGAAACATATTTAGGAGCAGGAACTTTGTTAAGTGTTTCTCCTGTAGAAGATTCAGCAGATTTATCATCTAGAGGCATGTCCGTTTCTCTATCAGGTATGGATGATACTGTGTTGAATTATGCTCTAACAGAAAATTATCAAAATAGACCTATAACTTTATATTTAGGATATCTGTCTGGCGGTTCAAATGAAGTTGTAGGTACTTTGAATGTATTTAAAGGAAGGATGCTTTCTATGAGCATCTCAGATGACCCAAGTGGTTCTGTAATAACTATAGATTGTGAAAATAGACTTATAGATTTAGAGAGGCCCAGTAATCTACGTTATACAAAAGAGAGCCAGGAATTTTTACACAGTGGAGATAAAGCATTTGATTATGTTTCAAGTTTGCAAGATAAAGAGATATTATGGGGGAGACCATCTCCAACAACACTGACTGGTGGTGGCGGAGGTCGTGATGATGACTTTAATCATATTATGAGATAGATGAAAAAAAAAGAAGACTGGCAAAGTAATTTTTTTACTTTTATTGAAGAGAACAGAAGCACTCCATTCAAATGGGGGGAGTGGGATTGTTGTTTATTTGCAAACGCAGGTGTAAAAGCAATGACAGGTGAAGATTTAATTCCTAAAAAATTAAAATGGAATGATGAAAAAAGTGCATTAGAAGCGATTGAGTCTTATGGTGGTACACTTTTAAAATCCATCAAAAAAGCCTGTAGAGAAAAAAAGATAGAATCTATTGATAAGGCATTTGCTACAACAGGTGATCTTGTAGTTTTTGAAGAAGATTCAGAGTTAGCAGGTTTGCATGACGGTTATTCTGTATTAGCACCAGGTACAACAGGAGTAGTTGTAAAGAAAGAAGCTAAAATAATGGAGGTCTTCAGAATTGTCTAAAGCCAAAGATGCACTAAAAAATGCTTTCAAAACAGCGTTATATTTTCTGCCTTTTGCTCACGCCCTTAAGGCAATGGAATGGATCTCATCAGTAACAAGCGCAACCAAATTAATTTTTGCTAAAAGTTTAATAACAGGTTTAACGAGTAAAGGTACCCCCGCTCTATCTCAGAACTTTGGTGCAAAGTTATCATTTAGAAGTCCTACTGCGCCTAGGCAGATTATTTACGGTAAAGCCAGGGTTGGCGCTACTATTGTATTTGTTGAAACTACTGGAACTGACAATTACTTACTGCACATGGTTATGGTATTCAGTGGGCATGAAGTTGAAGAATTGGTAAGTGTTAGATTTAACGACACAAATTTAACATCTACAACATCAACTATTAACGGCAGCACTGTACACACCGTAACTAATTCAAAATACGTTAATAGTGATAATGAAAACAAATTAACATCTGGTGGAGCATTAATCAGATATACGTTTGAAGATGGCTCTCAAACAGCAGCAAATGGCTTTATGGCAGCTCAAACCAGTTTGACCACTAATCATAAATTTAAAGACTGTTCTTATTTGTATGTTCAGATGGCCTATGACGCAGAAGCATTTAGTGGAATACCCAATATCAGTGCCGTGATTAAAGGAAAAAAATGCTACGACCCAAGAACAGGCAACACAGTTTGGACAGATAACCCCGCTCTACATGTCCGTGATTATTTGAGCAATACAACTTATGGACTTAAGGCAACAACTTCAGAGCTTAATGATGCTAACTCAAGTGGTGGTTTTTGGTCTGCTGCTAATATTTGTGAGCAAACCGTAAATTTACCCGATAGCGCAACCGAACAAAGATACACAGGAAATGGGTCAACCAACATGACCGCTAGAGGCGACCAGGTATTAGAAGGACTATTATCTTCTATGTCAGGCAAATTAACTTATACGAATGGTAAATTTAATGTATTCCCAGGAACAGCCCAAACTCCAAGTCTCTCCATAACAGATACAGAGTTATTATCACCCATGGAAATAATAACTAACAGCACTACAGGGGATCTTTATAACTCGGTTAAGCCTATTTTTGTTGATGCTTCTACTAATTACACGCCTACGGATGCGCCAATTTATGAAAACTCAACTTTTTTAAGTGAAGACACCCCTTCAGGAGAGTCTAATTCTAATTATGTTAAGCGCTTAGAACCAAATTTGGCATTTACTACGACAAATACTATGGCTCAAAGGTTGGGTAGAATAATGTTAAACGACCAGAGACAAACAGTAGGTCTTTCTTGCTTAGTTTCATTAAAATATATGCAACTACAACCTAATGACTGGGTACAAATTACAAACAGCAGGCTTTCTTATACCAACAAAAATTTCCAAGTAGTAACTACAAATTTAGAAATTCTAGAAGAAGATGGCGTTCCTATAGCTGCCACTAGATTAGAATTAAGAGAAATAGATAGCAGTATTTATACCTTTGGCACTTCTGATTATGGAACGATGGTTTCAGAGGGGGCATCAGTAGGTACAGGAGATCTAAGTGTTAGCCCTCCAAGTGGTTTAGCTGTATCGGCTGAATTAGTCGTTATAGGCTACGATTTAGAAGTTACCTGGACAAACAACTCAAGTGACGCCGTTCAAGGCACAGAGATCAAATATGGGACTTCTAGCGGTACCTATATAGGTAGCGTAACGGCAGGAAAAGGCCAAAGCAAAATTATTGTTCCAAATTTAAAAGCAAACACTACTTATTATGTATCAGCTAGGCATTTTTCATCAAATAATGTATTTAGTTCATTCACATCGGAAGTTACAATAAATACAGGGTCTTCATCTGATATAGCTACACCATCTGCGCCGAGTAATTTAAGCGTTACCACAAACAAACCTCTACAGATAGGAGTTACCTGGACATCTCCATCCAATACAGATACCAGGGCAGTTAAAGTATATAGAAAAACAAGCAACGTAACTCCTACCGACGATACAAATTTAGTAGAAACCGTAGCATGTGAGCCTGGAACCACACAGAAAGTTACTTATGGTAAAGAAGACGGCTTAACAGCAGGCACAACCTACTACTTTTGGGTAAGAGCAATAAGTTTTTCGGAGAAACATTCTGCCTTCGCGGGGTCTCAAAGTGGTACTTTTGGAGATGTTACTGGATCAGACATATCAACTTCCACAACTATAACCGCAGGAACAGGTAATAACGTAGGTGTATTAGATGGAGCAGATTCAACTTATAGAATATACGCAGGACACGCTACTCCTGGTTCTGCTCCCTTTAGAGTCACGCAGGCAGGAGTTTTAACAGCTACCAATGCAACCATTACAGGTAATGTAACTGCCAACTCTTTAAATGTTACAGGTGCGACAGTAACAGGAACTTTAGATGCTTCCGTTATTACATTAAATGGAAATGCTTTAAGTGGGTTAATGGGGTCAAGTGGGACAGGATCATCCACTGTTTTAGCTGTAGGCCCAGACGTAAAGAATCAAATAAAAGTTGGATCTTCAAGTGTAGAGTACATAGCTTATGACGATGTTACAGAACAAGGACACAAAGCATTGGATATGCAGTTTGGATCAACAACTTATTACCCGACTGCTTCTGTTACAGGTTGGCAAAGTACCATAATCAACCCTGGTAATGGATCTAATACTGGTTATTTATCTGCCCCTTCTTATATATTACAGAACGCAGGAAGTTCAGTAACCTCTACAACCAACAGACTATACAATCTAAACGGCACCTTATATTGGGACGGCAATGTAGTTGGTTTAGGTTCTGGAACGATTACAGGAGTTGTGGCAGGAACCAATCTTAACGGAGGAGGAACTTCTGGCTCTGTAACTCTTAACTTAGACAGCACCATAACTGGTAATCATACCTTTAGTAATAATGTGGTTATAGGTGGAGATCTAACTGTTCAAGGAACCACGACCACAATAGACACTACTAACTTAGATGTTAAAGACAAGAATATCACCTTAAATTATGGCTCTGGTGATACTTCGGGTAATGCAGACGGAGCAGGAATTACAATACAAGATGCTGTTGATGCTAGTACAAATGCAACTCTGCTTTGGGACGCAAGTAACGATAGGTTTGATTTCTCACATGACCTAAAGATAATAAGCACAAATAGAGATATGCTGCATCTCAGAAGAAACGCTTCAAGTGGTGATGCAGGTATAAACTTTGAAAATACAAGTGGTAATCTTGCTCAAATATATGCCATGTCTACAGGTAACGTTGTCATTGATGCTGTAGCAGACATTACTCTTGACGCTGCTGGTAACCAAATATTCTTCAAAGATGCAGGAACTACAGTTGGAACTGTTTCCATGACAGATAGTAATTTGAAAATCATATCAAATGTAAGTGATAAAGATATGATTTTTGCAGGAACAGATGGTGGTTCCGAAGTAGTAGCTCTAACCCTTGATATGTCAAATGCAGGTAATGCTATATTCAATAGTGGTGGTGAATTTCACGGCAGCTTACATTTAGATGCTGATTCTGCTCAATTACAGCTTGGTGATGATAATGATATGCAGGTTTATCATAACGGA